GCGATTTAAAGCACTCAAACGGACAAATTGGTATTGGTGGCTCAATTGCTTTTAAAACGGCTAAAAACACCTTATATACGGCAACGGCTACAATGAACGGATATTCTTTCGGTTACTATAAAAAGTTCTAATATGAAGTTTAAGCAATTTATTATCTCTATGTTTAGTGATGAAATGGGGTCAATGAGCCATAAAAGGGTATTGGCGACCATTGGTGCTTTGTGCTTATTTACCACGTTTGTTATTACTAAAAGCGACCATTTAGGGGATTTAGTTTTTTATATGACTATGGCTTTTGCTGGATTAACAACAATTGATAAATTTACCAACAAATGAAAAACAACGAAAAAAGAGCATTTGTAATTGGCTTTGTATTTTGGGTAATAAGTTTGGTTTACTTCATAAATCAAATGTTATGATTTCCAAGAAAGCAATTGAGATGATTATTAAGCACGAAGTAGGTGGCAGAGCCGTTTACGAGAAGCGTTACCAAAAGCCTATTTGGGCAGGAGGCGATAGCGGATGCACAATTGGACTTGGATATGATTTGGGTTATGTAACGGAAAAGCAGTTCTTTAGCGATTGGGATGGCTTAAATTTAAACTTTATTAATGCGTTAAGGAAAGTGGTAGGGATAAAAGGCGAAGCGGTTAAAACGATGATGAGAGGCGAAATTCTACAAGTTAGAATTCCATATAATTTTGCTTATGATGTTTTCGTTAATAAATCATTACCTAAATATTATGCATTAACAAAGGCAATATATCCAGAGTTAGATACGTTAAATGAGGACACAAGAGGTGCTTTGGTTTCTATGATTTACAATAGAGGCAATAAATTAGATGGCGACAGAAGGAAAGAAATGAGGGCAATTGTTGACCTTGTTGCTAAAGCTGATTACGAAGGGATTGCTGACCAGATAGAAAGAAGCAAAAGACTCTGGGAAAATGTTGGATTGGATGGACTTGTTAAAAGGCGAGAAGAAGAAGCAGATTTGATTCTAAATTCACTAACCTAAAATAAACCTATGACAACAACAAAAAAAAAGGGTGGAAGCAAAACAACAATGAGTGGTCAGATAGTCTTGGACTATTTAGCCAAATATCCTCAATGGATGCCATCTAACACTTTAGCTTCTTTGATTATGAAGGAGCAATCTGCACACTTTGACAATCAAGAAAACGTTAGATACTTGATACGTTATTACAGGGGTAAAGTCGGAGAGGATAGAGCAGCAAAAGGTAAGAACACACAATACATAGAAGATTTTAAGCGTACAGGTTCACACTTTGTGCAACCACCTACTTGGGTTGAGGAGAAGGTTGTTTATTTTTTGCCTTTGTCTATTAAGAAAATGGGATTCATAAGCGACTTACAAGTGCCATTCCACGACCCAAAGGCGATTGATGTTTGTTTTAAATACTTACTGGACCAAAAGATTGATTCATTATTTATTAATGGAGATTTGGTTGATTTCTACCAATTAAGCGACTTCCAGAAAGACCCTCGTGTAAGAAAGTTTGATGAGGAATATGAAGCTATTATTGAGATGCTTGGATTTATAAGAGCAACCTTTCCATTGATTCCTATTTATTATAACTTAGATGCAAACCACGAGTTTCGTTACGAAAGGTATATGCGAACCAAAGCACCAGAGTTATTAGGATTAAATGGTAAGTTTGAGATTGAGGAAATATTAATGCTAAATACTTTTAACATTATTCCTATTAAGAACATAGACCACGTTAAATTCGGCAAACTACCAATTATTCACGGAGATACAACATTTAGAAGGGGAAGCGGTGTAAACCCAGCTAAGACCTTATATGATAGGGTTAAGCAGTCGGCAATAGCTTCTCACGTTCATCAAGTACAATCTTACACAACCAAGAATCAATTTGATGAAGAAGTATTTACTTGCTGGACCACAGGACATTTGATGCATCCAAACGTAGAATATTGTAAGCACGTTGATAATTATTCACAAGGGTTTGCCATATTAGAAAAGGATGTAGAGGGTTATTATTCAGTACAAAACAAAAGAATCTATAAAAACAAAATATTCTAATATGAGATACCCAAAAAACTTCGCAAAATTGAACGCACTACAACAAGAGCAATGGTTGGTTTCTAAGTTACAAGAAATACACCAATTAGAACAAGAGATTAAGATTACATTAGGCAAGATAAGAGGTGGCGAAACTTTAATATTTAAAGAAATAGACAGACCAGATTTAGCACTAATGAAAGATGAAAATTAAAGTAATACATAAAAAACTCGGTAGGGAACAAGCACACGGCATTGCTGAAAGCGATGGTATTGTGTATATTGACTCACGGCTAAAAGGTAAAAAGCATCTGGAGATATTGCTACACGAGGTTGGGCATCTCCAAAATCCAGATGATACAGAAGAAGAGGTTATAGAGAAAAGCGTAACTTTATGTAACATATTGTGGCAACAAGGTTACAGAAGGGTTGATAATTCAAATGATGTGCCATTACAGGATGGTTCTAAATAGTTGTTGGTTCATAGTTCCTCACCCCTAAAAAGGTGGGGTTTTTTATATATATTTGCAATTCATATTGGAGAACTTAGGTTTAACCCCGATTTATTCTTATTTCGGGGTTTTTTATGCCATTTTTACCATTCATCCCCTATTTTTTACCGCTTATCACAAATATTTGCTTTGTTTGATAAAGTTATAAGGTTTTACCCTATCTTTGATTTCGTAAACAAAAACAAACCAATATGAAAAAATTAACACCAACAGAAAAGAAAAAATTATTAGCAAAGATGCTTGAATTAATGGTAGGTATGGGATATGAAATTGAACCATATATGGGTTTACCATTAAGTAAATTTAATTATGAAAACGTACAAAAGCAAATTGAAAAATTAAGAATTGAACTTGATTATGTTCATTCTGATTAAATAAAATAAGTTAGGGGTGCGACTAATAAACGCACAATTTTATAAACCAAAACAACCAATATGAACAGACTAAAAACTCCACAGGAGAAAGCAAACGAACGCTACAAAGCTGAAAGCATCAAACCGCTTTACGCATTTATTATTGTATGCGTGGCATTTTTAATTACCGCAATCCTTCAAAACATTTAGTATGACACCAATTAAACTTTATATCCACACTTTAGAAACTAAATTATTAACTATGCCTAAAGATGGCTATGTAAGAGAAACAGTACAAGCCTGTTTAGACTTAGCAAAAGGCATTAATGAAATCTATGAAAACCCTAATAACAACATTAGTAACCAACCAAATAAAGACTAATCTGCAAACCGAAGCCGACAACAAAGGCATAACGCTTAGTAAGTTGGTTTATAAAATCCTAAAACAATATGAGCAAACTAATCTATCAAGAGAAACAACTGAAGTTGCACAAAAGAGCAACAATGCTACTGGAATTGCTAAAACAAGCACAGGGAAGGCAAAATCTATTTGAGGCTGATTTAGCCGAATGGAGGCGAGGTTTGGATGATACAAGAACAATGATTAGCGAAGAAGACTTACTAATCAAAATTGCAAGGATGAATGATGTTCAACGTAGAATCCTTAAAAGCTACCATTACTTAATCCTTGACCTATATACATTAACAGAGGACTTTATGTTACCAATAAACCTTTTACATTTTTAATATGATACCAAAAGAACGAGCAAAACAATTAGTAGAATCTATGTTATTTAGTTGCCGAGAATGTGATTATGAAGTTAAAGCCAAAAAATGTGCATTAATATTAGTAGATGAGATATTGGCTATTTATTATGATGATACTGAATCTATGTGGGCTAATCAATTAAGTTATTGGCATCAAATTAAACAAGAAATTGAATTACTATGAGAGAAGTGCATAAAACTTATATGGCAGAACTTGAAATAGAGGTTTTGCGAGATAAGAACAAAAAATTAAAGCAAGAGATAAATCAATTAAAGGATTTATTAGACAAACACTTAAATATAAAAACAATACGAATGGACAAGGAACAACAAAAAGAGTATGCGATTCAAATAGCCGAAAAAGTATGTAATTACTACCAGATTAAATATGGACAAATGATGTCCAAATATAGAGGTGAGGAGGTTACTTTGGCGAGGCAAATGACTATGTATTTCACTAAGGAAAAGACTGCTTTAAATGGTGAGGAAATAGGCAAAATCTTCAATAGGGATAGAACCACAGTTTTGCACTCAATCTCTAAAATTAAAGGACAACTATCAAATAAGTTCGATGATACCATAAAAACTGACATTTTCAACTTAAATGTGCTACTTTAATTTGGTTATTAACACTAAAGTACCTAATTTTAAACTCTAAAACCAACCAATATGAATGACCAACAACTGGCTAAAAAGCCACAACTTTCGTACACGAAAGACCAAGTAGAGTTGATTAAATCACAGATTGCTCCAGAGGCAACAGTTGATGAACTTAAACTCTTTTTGTATCAAGCACAACGCACAGGATTAGATGCGTTATCAAGGCAAATTTATTGCATCCACAGGAACGTTAAAACACCAAACGGATGGAGCAAGAAAATGACAATCCAAACAAGTATCGATGGATTCCGAGTAATTGCTGAACGTAGTGGAAACTATGGCGGACAAAGCGAACCAATCTTTACTGAACTTGATGGTGTGTTAGTTTCTTGTAAAGTATCAGTATTTAGATTTCACGGAGAAACAAGGTATGAAGCATCGGTAGGTGTGGCTTATTGGGATGAATATTGCCAAAGAACAAACGATGGCAAACCAATGGGTTTATGGGCAAAGATGCCACATACAATGTTAAGTAAAGTTGCAGAGGCATTAGCTTTAAGAAAGGCTTATCCACAAGATTTAAGCGGTCTTTACACAGGTGATGAAATGGCACAATCAATAGAGGAAATTCCAACCTACATTAAGCCTCACGAAAGCGTAGAGGACTTGGAATTAGCGATTGACCTATGTGTAAATACAACCGAGTTAAGCCAACTTTACGCTTTAAATAATGACATAGTAGAGCGAGAAGTAGATAAGGAAATAACAAAATTATTTACTAAGAAAAAACAAACTCTATGACACCATTAAATAAACTTTGGGATTTACGAGAGGAAGTAAAGTTTTGGAATTACAAGTTTGATACAAGCTATACTCACAATGCAAGACAAATCTTGGATAGATTAAATGCAGCTAAAGAAGAACTTAAAAACCATAAACTAAAATACTTCCCAGAGTTATTAAATCAACCTAAAAGGGATTACATTCCCTATGAGATGATAACTGATAAATTTGAGATATTTGAAAACTATTTAAACGATTAAAACTAAAAACAATGATTGTACTAAACATTTGCAAAGAAGACATCAACTGGAAACAAGCTAAGAATGGCAAAAACTACGCAAACGTAGCTACTGACTTCTTAAAAGAACCAGATGAAAAAGGAAACACTCACACTGTATGGAACAACCAAACACAAGAGGAAAGAGCCGAAAAAGCAAAGAAAAACTATTGTGGTAGAGGTAAACAAGTTTCTTATAATGCACCAACTGCTAAAAAGGAATTTGCCGTAAACCAACAAGAATCGGAGGACGATTTGTCCTTCTAAAATGGAAATATTTTAGTTACCATTTTAATTCATTATCTTTGTATAAAATAATAATATGAAACAATGTTTTAAATGTAACGAACTAAAGCCATTAGATGAATTTTACAAACATTCTCAAATGAAAGATGGTAGGGTAAATAAATGCATACTTTGTAATAAGAAAGACACATTAGAAAATTATGCAAATAAAAAGAATGACCCAAATTTCATTATTAAAGAAAGGAAAAGGGGTAGGGAAAAACATCAAAGACTTTATTCAGGTCAAGCTAAAAGAAATTATAAAAATCAATTAGCTTGGGTAACAAAATATCCAGAGAAACTTAAGGCTTCAAGAAAATCACAAAGTATGAGTAAGCACAAGCCATTTGAAGGAGCAGAAAAACATCATTGGTCATATAATGCAGAACATTATAAAGATATAATATGGTTAAGTGGTAAAGACCATAAAAAAGCACATAGATTTATAATTTATGACCAAGAGAGAATGATGTATAGAAGGATTGACAATCTTCAATTGCTTGATACTAAAGAGTACCACGAAGGTTATATCAAATCAATAATATTAACCGAAGAAGACTAATTCTAACCCCCACGTTGGGCGATAACGTAAAGCGCAAATTTAAAACCTACAACTATGAGCCAAAACCAACAAATCGCAAACTACCTAAATAAAGGTAGAAAGTTAACCCCAATTGATGCTTTAAACAAGTTCGGATGCTTTAGATTAGCAGCACGAATAGCAGACCTTAGAAATGATGGTATGAACATAAAAACAACCATTATTAAGCTAAAAAACAAGAAGCAAGTTGCACAGTATTCGGTTAATTAATTATATTTGCAATAGAATGTACGAGATTCTAATCAAAAACTTATTGCCCAAGGAGGCGTTGGTACTCGTACTACCAGCAAATCTGCGGGCTATTTTATTTTTATGACATACGGAGAAAAGTTAAAAGACCCAAGATGGCAAAAAAAGCGTCTGGAGGTAATGCAAAGAGATGATTTTAAATGCCAAATTTGTAATGACAATTCAACTACATTACACATCCACCACAAAAGTTATGATTTTGGTAAAGAGCCTTGGGATTATGATTTACATAATTTAACAACATTATGTATTCCTTGCCACGAATTAGAAGAATTAGCAAAAAGCAAATTAAAAGATTTGGTATTAAGGCTTGAAAAACAAGGATTATTTAAGCATAAAATAGTGATGGAATTTTACAATAATGTATATTTAAAACTTAATAACAATGGCTAAAAGATTTACTGATACAGAAAAATGGAAAAAGCCTTTTATTAGGTCTTTAAAAGCCCCTTACAAACTGCTTTGGTTATATGTTTGTGATGACTGCGACCATTCTGGAATATGGCAAGTTGATATAGAAGTTGCTCAAATAAGGATTGGCGAAAAATTAGATGAACAAAAAGCATTAGAATATTTTGGGGATAAGATAATACCATTAGAAAATAATACTAAATGGTTTATTCCAAGTTTTATTGAGTTCCAATATCCAAGCGGTTTAAGTGAAAACAACAAAGCGCATACAGGAATAATAAAAAATTTAGAAAGGTATAAAGAACAAATTGATAATTATAAGCCCCTTATAAGCCCCTTGCAAGGGGACAAGGATATGGTTATGGATAAGGTAATGGTTAAGGATAAGGTTAAGGTTATGGTAACAATGCCATTTGAAAGCGAAGAATTTGTAAATAGCTGGGAATTATGGAAGGATTATAAGCATAAGCAGCTTAATTTTAAATATAAAACACCACAAAGCGAACAAGCTGCATTAATTGACCTTGTTGTAATTGCAAATAATGATGAATCAACTGCAATTAAAGTAATACATCAATCAATGGCAAAAGGATGGAAAGGATTTTTTACACTTAAAAACGAAACAAATGCAACAGGAACTAATTCAAATAGTAAACTCTCTTTCTCCCAGCGAGAAGCTAATGCACTTAGAGATTTACACTAAACTTGAGCCAGATGAATTAAAAGTTTTTTCTGCATTAGAAACAATGAGTGTGGGCAGATGTTCGCCAATAGAGGTTAAAGAACATTTAAAGACTTGTATTGCACTAAGTGGATGCCAAACCCCTACAATAGAGTTGTTTCAATTTCTTTGCGAATTTGTTATAAAGAATTACGGAAACTACAAACTAAAAGAATTAGGAGTAGCTTTTGAACTTTATGCAATGGGTAAACTTTCAGTGGACAAATCAATTATGTTTACACCTAAGTTCTTTGGGGATGTTATGTCAGCTTATAAGCCTTTAGCTTTACAAGTAAGACAAAAGACTTATGTAGAACCGCAACCAGTAGAAGTGCCAAAAATCAATGATGATGAAATTATAGAAGCATTGTACGAAAACTGGAATAAGTCGGCTAAAAGAGGCTGGGAGTTGCTAAATACAATGGCTTTTGATGTACTATGGAAACGAAAAGAATTAAACAAGGAAAATCTTAGTTTAGAGAAAGCTGACCAAATAAAGAAAAAGATAATAGCACATTACAAGGTAACTGCTAAAACACCTAAAGACTTAGAAAAATTAAATAACGAAATATTTATCAAAAACGAGTGCAAAAGATATACTTTGTACTTATTTTTACAAAACCAATTATAGCCACCTCAAGAATTAAATATTTTTAACCAAGATAGTAATTAGGGAACTTGGGGTGGTTTTTTAAACTAAACAATATGAAAACAGCAATGCAAATAGCAGTAGAAAGCTATAAAAATGATGGGGTATCTTTTACTGATTGGTTTTTGGATAATTACGAAATGTTACTTGAAAAAGAAAAAGAGCAGATAATAGAGGCTTATAACCAAAATATAACAGGTTTTGATAAATTAGAACAAGAAGAAATTGGATTGAATTGGGCAGAAGATTACTACAACCAAACCTATAACCAAAAAAAATAACCTATGAAACAGTTAACTTTTGTTTATGAGTTAGTAAAGTTTATAGTAATTTCTATACCATTAGCGTTATTCATTTATTTAACGGCACATTTATACTTTGAAATAAAACGATTATTGAGATGACAGGAATAGACAACAACATTGAGGTTAAATTAATTTATTTAGATACAAAAGAGGAAATATGGTTTAGGTCAATAGCAAAGGCGATAAGGTTTTTAGGTACTGACTACAAAACAATTATGACCTATATGAACCCAATAAACAAAAAACGATACAAGCATAACGATAGACTTTGTGTTGTTAGATTGAAAAAGTAACCCTAATTTTGCTTTATGCCATTGATACCTTTACCAAAGTTGTTAGAAAAGACCCAAAAGGTAGTTAATGCGTATATAAGGAAACGAGATGAAGGATTGCCTTGTATTAGTTGCGGAAGCTACAATGGTAATCAAGCTGGACACTACTTTACTGTTAAAGGGTATTCGGCTTTAAGGTTTAACGAATGGAACATCCATTTACAATGTGCTGGATGCAATATGTTTAAGCACGGCAACCAAGCAATGTACCGAATCGGATTAGTTGAAAGGATAGGGGAAAAAGCGGTTAAGGAATTGGAGTTTGAAGCGGTTAACAACAGGGTTAAAAAATGGCAAAGAAGTGAACTTTTAGCACTAATTGAAAAATACAAAGACCAATAATGAACATCAACGAAATCAAACCAAACCCAAACAATCCACGCAAGATTGATGCTAATGACTTTGCTAAGTTGGTTAAATCTATAAAGGATGACCAAAAGTTACTTGAGGCAAAGCCTTTAATCATAGATGAAAACAACGTAATCTTAGGTGGCAATCAAAGGTATCGTGCTTGTTTAGAATTAGGCATCCAAGATGTACCTGTGATTAAAATGTCAAACTTAACCGAGCAAGAGAAGAAAAAATTACTTGTAATTGATAACACTCACTATGGAATGTGGGATATGGATATGTTAGCAAACAATGATTGGCAATTAGAAGATTTAAGCGATTGGGGTGTCAATGTTGACTTTCTTGTTCCAAGTAATGATGAACCAAAAGCAATAGACAATACTAAAAAAGGAAAGGTTTGCCCTAATTGTGGTGTAACTTTGTAAAACAATGGAAATACAATGGCAGGAATAGATAATTTAGTACACTTTGAAAAAGGGCAATCTGGTAACCCAAATGGTCGACCTAAAGGAGTTCAAAATAGTAAGACTCGTTTACTTAGATTGCTTGAATTAGTACAAAAGAGAAGAAATCCAATTACAGGAGAAGATGAAGAATTTACAGTTCTTGAATTGATGGATATGCAAATGATAAGCAAAGCATTAAGAGGCGACCAAAGAGCCTATGAGGCAGTAGTCGATAGATTAGAAGGTAAGCCTAAACAAACAACCGACATAACCGCTGACATAAAGGGTAATGTGCAAATCACAATAGAACCAGATGCAGATTGTCAACCAATTAAAGATTAAGGCTACTCCTGTCTTTTATGCCAATAAAAAGGCATACGAGGAAGGTTATCCTATAATTTGTAATGAAGGTGGGTCAAGGTCAAGTAAAAGTTATTCGGTAGTACAGTTGTTAATTCACATTGCAATAAGCAAACCTAATACAAGGATTTCGTGCGTATCTCATTCCCTACCACATATTAAGCGTGGAGTTTACAGAGACTTTAAAAATATACTTGAACAATGGAACATCTGGGATGAAAAGGATTTTAGGTACACGGATTTCATTTATACCTTTAAGAACGGCTCTTACATTGAGTTATTTGGATTAGAAGACCCAGATAAAGCAAAAGGTCCAGCAAGAGACATACTATTTGTAAACGAGGCAAACCTAATTAGTAAGGCTTTGTTTGACCAGCTTTTAATTCGTACAACTGGACAATCATTCTTAGACTGGAATCCAGCAGACTTTATTTCTTGGGTTTATGAAGTAGCTGATAACCCAAAGAACAAACGCATCCATTCTACTTATCTAAACAACATCTCAAACCTTAGTGAAAGCCAAATAAGAAACATTGAGCAATACAAGGACTTACCAGATGACTTTATGTGGAAGGTTTATGGCTTAGGAGAACGAGGGTCAGCAAAAGAAATAATTTACACTCAATGGAAGCAATACGATGAAGCACCTGATGGCGATGTGTTTTATGGATTGGACTTTGGTTATGTCCATCCAGCTGCACTTATAAAGGTTACCCATCACGAAGGACAAAACTACTTTGAGGAGATTATTTATCAAAGTGGACTAACTCTTAGCGACCTTTCAAGATTGATTAAAGAGAAGCTACCAGAGAGAGCCACAATCTATGCCGATGCAGCCGAGCCTAAATCTATTGAGGAACTTTACAGACAAGGGTTTAACATTAAACCAGCCGTGAAAGATGTATGGGCAGGAATAGTAAAGATGAAGTCTTATCCAATAAACTTGCACTACAATAGCAAAAACCTTAGAAGGGAGTTTATGTCTTACAAATGGAAAAAGGATAAAAACGATAATGTAATAGAAGAACCTGTAAAGGCAAACGATGACTTGATGGATGCTTGTCGATATGCCGTGTTTACACATCTAACCAAGCCTAAATTTGAGGTGTCGGTATTTTAGGATAAATTGTCTAACTTTGTTAAAATTCATATATAATGGGATTACTTGACTTTTTTACTAAAAGACAAAAACTATCAACTGTTTTACCACAGATACCTTTTAACGGACAAGTAGCAATACAACAAGGAATTATAACTTGGCAGGGTGGCGATAACATTAGTTTTGTTCGTGATGGATATTCTGCAAATGATATAGTTTATTCTATCGTAAAATTAATTACGGATAAAGCAAAACTTGCTCCATTCCACGTTTACAAAGTGGTTGATGAAGTATCTGCAAAGAAATACAAGGCTTTAATAAGCCAACCAGATAAGATTGAAAACTGGAAAGATGTACAAAAGCTACACAAGAAAGCATTTGAATTATACACAGGCGATGCAAGATTAAACGAGTTATTAAAATATCCAAACGAAGAAGATACATTTGGCGATTTCGTAGAGGCTTGGTGTTCTTTTAAGTTAATCACAGGTAACTCTTTTGTTTACGCAAAAATGATTGAAGGTGGTAACAATGAAGGCAAACCTTATGAGATGTTTGTACTTCCTTCACAATATATGTATGTATTAGCCAATATTCAAAATTTCCCTCCAACGATTGCAGGGTATCAATTGAATTATGGTCCACTTTGGAACTTTACTAAGCAAGAAATATTACAAGATAAATACTTTAATCCACAATGGAATACTACTGGGAATCAACTATATGGTCAATCTCCTTTGATGGCTGCTGCGAGAAACTTGACTCGTTCGAACGAAGCGAAGACTGCAGCAGTTGCTTCCTTCCAGAATGGTGGTCCAGCTGGAGTGCTATTTATGAATGATGAACGCTTTGACCCTATTAGTGGAACACAACAAGCACAAGCACTTAAAAGAGCAGTAAGCGAGAAAAGTGGCTCTGCTAATTTTAATTCAATTGCGGTTAGTGGTTACAAAGTAGATTGGAAACAAATTGGATTAAGTCCTGTTGAATTAGATATCATTGAGAGTGAGAAGTGGGATATGAAAGCACTTTGTAATATTTACGGAGTACCTTCTCAATTATTAAACGATGCTGACAACAAGACTTACAACAATCAAAGAGAAGGAGAGAAAGCATTGACAGTTCGTTGTGCTATTCCTT